CTTTTTACATTTAGGACAAGCCTGTATAGGATAATTACCTGAACCCCAATCACTCATCTCTTATTACCTAACTCCTTACTCATTATATGCATCCAATCTTTACCATGTTTCTTTTTCATCCTTAACCAAAATGGATCTGCACCAAACATACCACCTTTCTTATTATAATCTTTCATTACTTTGGCTATTCTTCCATGACAAGTTTTACAGAACCTAGCATTAATTTGTTCAATGTTAAATTTATATTTACCACAAAAATAACATAGACCATAATACTTGTCTGTTATTTTAGCTAAAAGTGGTTCTCTACCTCTTTTACCTGCACAGTCTCCACAAATATCACATATGGTTGCAATAGACACATCTCTCTTAAAACAATTTATACAAATAGCTTCTTTGTAGTTATCTACATGGGTATATTCATCTGCTTGATGTTTATCCCATAGCTTTTTTGTTAGATCGTTTGATTGTGAATTATTATCTAATTTTGTTGCCATTATTGACCTGCCAATTTGATTTGTTTAATTGCGTTCTGTAGAATAACAAAGCCGTTGCTACAACTATAATGATCAACACATTTCTGTGGTACGAGTTCTTCTAGTTCTTTCAAAGAATCTATAACAAGTTTATAGTTATCAGCTTTGTTAATAGGCTTAACAACTGCCTTCTCTATTTTCTCTTCTGCTTCTTTATTCTTCTTTTTCTTCCGGAATACCATCTTCCCACCTCCTTTGTTCTCCTAGTTCATTCTTTACACATTCTCTTGCTTGACGTACTGTCATACGTGCTACTTTTCTAAGTTGTTCAACTGTTTTGGTTTTTGTCCAACCATAATCCAGTGAATTCTGTAAAGTATTTTTTACTAGTTCAAAATTATCTGGTGTAATACCATCTTTGAATTTTGATGTTAAATCTAAATCACCTTTTCTTCTTACAGATGCTGCTGGTTTCTTTTCTGGTGATCCTTGTAACATACCACCTTCTCTTGATGGTCTTTGATGTTTTGGTTCACCTTCAAATCTTTGTTGTTCTTCTTTAGGTGCAGCAGTACCTCTACCACGTCCACCCGGTTTCTTTGTTGGTTCACCTTCGGCTGCCATCATATCTGTAATTGATATAACTGGATCTTTACTCACTTTGAATTCACCTGTGTGTGTTCTTGTAATTTCAAATCCTAAATTCTGTAATGCAGTCATGTTTTCAATCTCTACACCTTGAATTTGTAGATCTCTTAGTTTATCTGTCTCTTCACCTGTCTTTAATTTCAAATCCCAATCATCAACACCTTGTAATAATGCTAATTTCTTTAAGAATGATTGTTGTAATACATCTTGTGCCCATTTAACTGCTCTGTTGGTGATAGTTACTTGCAGACCTTCTTGTGACCAACCAGTAGGAAGTTCACCAAAGTATAAAGGTAACACACCATATACTGCACCGATGATCATTCTTAATTCTTTTCTAATTGCTGTAAATTCTAATTCTTTTAATGAGCCTGTAAAGTCTAACCACTGTGCCATGTTCTTTCCACCTTTATCACTTTCTACAAGTAATGGGTGAATCATGTAAGGATCTTCTGTTGCTTTCTGTTCTAATGCATCCCATGATTTTCTAAATGTTTCATAGTTACGAGAAGCAATAACTAACATACCTCTTGGTGGTCTCATCTTATCAAAGTATTTTCTAATATACTCATCCATATGTGATAGAGCCATAACTTTAGACCAAATGGAATAAATTGGTGAAAATCCATAAATCAAGCCCGGTTTGTATTTACCTGCTTTCCAAATAATTTCTCCTTGACCATAGATAACTCTCTTTGGTTGTGGTATACCTACAGAATAAACAGAGTTAACTTCTGCAACTGCTTTCAATGCTCTACTATCACAACGGTCACATCTATCAGTCGTTAGACGTTTATCTCTGTGCTCAAAACGTGGGCACACGAAAACGGGGTTGTGTTTATCATCATAGCCAATTCTACCATCACTATCAGCAATCATAGCAACTTGTGGTGGATCAATGCGAAGCAGTTCTTTTATCTCAGTCTTTTTCGGATCAATTTCGCCTGTACTATCATTAATAAAATAATTTTTCAAAACAAGCAGGTATGCGTTGTCGGCTATTTCCAAATCTCGTTCAAGCTGTCTAGCGATGTCCTCGAGGGTTTGTTCGTTTCCATTAACCGGTGTATTCAATAAATTCTCTAAAATCTTTCTATGCTCTGGATCTGGTCTAATTAAATCAGTAGAACCACAATTATCACATTGTAATTGTTGAGCCGTAGGCAAAGCCTTATTGGTTCTGTCTGAGCCAATTGCCGGATGCAAACTCTCGTTGGTTTCGTGAGGTTGGTCATCTGCAACATTATCTGCTAAAGGCTTGTATTGGAACTCTTTAGCACAAACTGTGCATTTATATTTGAATTTCTCTGTAATCTCAAATCCATTCTTGAAAATCTCACGATTCAAGGTTTCGATTGGAATTCTGAGAGAATCTATGTTATCTGCTAATTCATAAATCATAATTAATGGGAATGGAAATATCGGGAGTTTAGCACCAGTATCGGTACTCATATAAGGTTGAGCAATAGAAGGTCTTACTGTGGTTTCACTATAAGATTTATTTATTCCTCTAAGGCTTTTAAAGGCATTCGTTAAATTCTCTTTAAATCCCATGCATAATTCTTAATGTTAGTGTATATAAACTTTGTTAAAAAAATGTTAAAAAAGTGTAACGTTTACGCACAATTACATTCTTTATCATAGCATTCTACACATCTGGCTTCAGAGGTGCATACGCAACAACTTTTCTCTTCTGGTACTCGATTATCGATAGAAGATACACTTGTAGTTGTTCCTTCTAACACTGTTTCATTATTTTCCTCAGACATTAAACTTTAAAAACAATCTGTCTATATAAAGATTAGTAGTGGTGTGAGCTTTAGCATTCTGCAAACGCAGAGGACTGGTGTTGCGAGCCAGCTACTTTAAAGTATTTATAAGTGTATATATTTAAAAAAACATGGAAGAGATAATAGGTGCAGGTGCTAATTTCTTTTTAAAGTGTTTTAAGCATCAAACACCTGATGAAGTTCCATATATGAACCCTGAAGAGTTAGATACATTTTTAGGTGCATTTGCAGGTCTACTCGAAGCATTAGCCGGAATAGTAAAAGATGAAAACCCTGAACAGTATCGTATGATGGTTCTTGCTTTAGAGAAGGTGGCGTTAAAATAGTAGACTTTGATACAAAAGACTATGAAGAACTATTAAATTGGTTTAGTCTAGCATTCGGTAAAGATAGTCCAACAAACATAAGCCGTCAGGCTAAAAGAACTTTTTGGAAGTTGACGTTCCTATGCGAAGACAGACTTCGCGAGGAGAAGGAAGAATGATTACTTATCGCTGTCCTCATTGTAAGTGGAAGTTCGAGGGAACAATTGATAAGATTTATGTGATATTAAAACATCACAGTAAACATGAGCAAACATTTATAAAGCCCAAGCCTGTTGATTAACCATGGAAATTTCTTTTGAAACAAAAAACTTAGACCAAAAGCTTTATCAAAAAATGATATTACATTATATTTATGAACACTACCATTATAAAGACTATGAAAGACTTCGGGCGCAAGATACATGGAAAATCATTATAAAGGATGTTAAGATGTTTGATCAATCATTTTATCATGGAGCCAACCAAGATAATTTAGATTATTCTATTCCTCATGGGGTTACTGGACTTGGTGATATAACTTGTTACTTGATAGATTCCGAAAACCCTCTAGTTCGTTTACAGAACATGAGTGTTATATGTCATGAGCTTGCTCATATGATATTAATGATATATTACCCTGATGCTATTACTAAGCAGAGATATGATGACTTTTATGGTAAAGCAGGTACGGATCGTAAATTTTTCAGCTCTGAGGTACATGATAGGGTTGCCGAAGGCAGAATCAAACAATTTGCTTACCCCCTCAAACGCTTTCAGCGTGTAAAGTATGTAGGTGTTGATATAGCAGACTTGACTAATGGGAGAAATGTTATAAATGTCTAGAGAAAGAAAAAAGCCAAAGTCTACAAGGTTAGGTAATAAAATAATAGGTGCTTGTATATGTGTTGCTTGTACTGAACCATTTAATAATCATAGTAAAAGAGATTTGATAAGATGTATATTCAGAATCCAAGGAACTCTTGTCAGCGACGGAATTGAAAACGAAGCACCCGAACAAGTGAAAGGATTCAATACAGGTGTAGGATAATGAAACTTTTCCAAAAGCACCCCGAATTATATATGATTGTCATACCAGCTATCGCTGTTCCGATTATGTTAGGAGTTACTCTTCTGGTGATGTGATGATGTATACAAGTAGAGATTTCGAAATGAATCAGTTTTTTGGAAAACTCTGTAAAAAATGTAAGGTACGCTTCAAAGCAGTTAAATGTCCGTTGTGTGGCACCCGTGACTATTAAGCCCCGGATTTGTATCTACGATTTGTAATTTTGAAAAGTTTCAAATTTTGAATTTTCGCCATATCGACCAGCTACCAAATATCAAGATTCTATACAGTATGGAAATAGTTTGAATTCGTGCCTAACTTTATTTTATTTCGTGCCTGTAAATATTGCTTATATTACACAAAAACAATACTAACTCATGGCAAAATCTAAAATCGGTCTACTTGGTCGCATAGTGGTAAAAGCCGTACGTATTAGCACTAGTATTAATGAACGTGCTATGAACCACTACATACAAGCCATTAAGACCACAACAAAAGCCACAAACAAAACAAAGAGAATGCAAAAATTCCCAAAGAAAAGAGAATACACATCTATGCCTGTATTAGCAAATACATTCTATGTATTGCACTCAGTAGGCATGGATAAACACTCTAGCGTACTCTTGACAGGTATAGAACAAAGCGTATTCTATACTAAAGCAGGTAATGTAAGAAAACAATTCTCACAATACCTAACTCAAGAGAAGGAAAATCAAACCAAATATGGTCACAACCTCTTTGTATTTGCTGACAAAATCGAGAAATTAATACCAGTTCTCGAGAAGAAAACAGGCTTCACATTTGGTGGACATTTCAAGATGTCTAAAAATTCCAAAGGTGAAACAACCTTTTCTTTTTTTTCATTATCTATTCATAACCAAACAAGTTTGGTAGATACAAGACAGAATGTAGAACGACAAAACTGCAATCAATCGAGAGGTAGGGATAACAACCACGACTCAAAATCAACTGAGGCAAAAGCCCGACATACGATGTCAGAAGGTGGTATAGTATGACGACAAAAGAAGATATGGCTAAAGAGATAGCCGATTTGAAGGCTCAGTTATCAGCTAAAGAATCCAAGAAGGGTAAAACTGGTTTAACAGTTTCATCTCAAAGGAAGATTAGCAAGACAACTAAAGCATTAGAATCACTCATGGTAAGTGAGTATAGTGGATGGTTAACTTTGAAACAATTCGGTTTCAAAACTGGAATCAAAGCAACACCAGTCGACAAGAAAACTAACATGAGAGATATCTATATCTCAAAGAAATTTGAGAATACTGCTGACGGTTGGGATAACTTCATGGCTGAAGTAGAAGCCATGAAAGATAACCTTCAGTCTATTGGTGGTCTTTATAGATAATCAGTAAGGATTAGCAATCCCGAATGAATGGGCGACAGAGTAGCCTTCCCTCTTTTTTTATTGCATACGAAAACCAAAGAGCTGAGATGTTTGGCACTAGAAGTCAGGCTTGGGAATCTGAATACCAGACATGGTATGACCAGAAGATTCAAGAGCTGAAGAAAAAGAAACGA